ACAGCCCAGAAACAACTACTAGAGACAGCGAGCCAGCTTATATTAGAGCTGCTAGAAACTGGTATAACGTCATCCTCTATTGCGCAAATGAAGACCTCACCAAAACTGAAGAAATTGAGCGAACTAGTGCTATCGGAATCTTCAACTTCCTTGCGTACAAAACAGATAAACGAAAAAAAGAAGAGCTCGCTCGTAAAAAGATGGAGCTCGAAAATAAAAGATAAACTAACATGGCGATAACATCAGTACCATACAAACCAGTTTGGATTTCACCAGCCTATAATCCAATTATATGGTCAGTGGCAAGTTCTAAAGTTAATTCAACAGACTTTAAATATGTCTTTGATATTTACGAAGTAGGCACAGCAACACCAATTCAAAGAATCAAGCAACGTGCAAATCCTGCAGGCTTTGGTATGATTGACATCTCGACCCTAGTGCAAGGTTACATCGATTCATCTAATAGAGATGCTGCGATGACTCAAGGTGAATTAACTATAGACTATGATAATGGTAAAGTCTATAGCGATAATAATTTAATGTCAAACAAATACTTTGTAAAAGTAGGTGAAGAGTATACCTTTAACGGCGTAACACAAATTTATAATGGTGTTACAGACACGGCGGGAGAACCTAACTTTTTACTTTATTCAGGCAACACACAGAATGGAAATCTAACTACACCAGTTACAGTTTTTTGTGCATCAATGACAGACCTTGAACAACAATGGCAGATGAGATCTACGTTTCAATCTGGTATTTTTGGTGGTAATCCATTCAATGCTAACACAAACTATGACCACAATATAGGCTTAGCACATCCACTAAACTATGCACCATTAACTCAAAGCATTTATCAGTTTGATAATGCAGTCCTAAGTTATTTAAACTGGACACCAATATCGGGTTCACAACCTTATGCAATCTTTGGCTTTCGCTTTAAAAGACTGGCAGCTAATGGTACAATTGTAAACACAACAGATGTGCCAATGTTAACTAGTTCTGGCTTTGCTCAAAGAGAACTATGCACTAACACAATTGGTACCACACTAGATGCTAAATATAGTTTAGTCCATGTTTTAGCTTCACCTGATAAATTAGCACAAGCTCTTGGTTGGTCACCAATCACTGCTGGTCAGACTATCTCTATTCAAGGATATAACCAATCGACTGGCTGTGAATTCAGCACGCCAGCAACACAAGAATCACAATTCCAGATATTAGAGTACTGTCAGCCACTATACCCAAGAGTTAGACTATCATGGTTTAACACTTTAGGTGGTAGAGACTACATGAACTTTACAATGTTTACAGAAAAAACTATAAATACAACACAGAGCAATTATAACCAAGAGCAGATTGATTATTCATCAGCCCTTCCAGTTCCAGTTGCACAACCCAATACAGTGCCTTTTGGTAATGCGAGTGTTATTGGTGGTACAAAACCATACGCTAAACAAGCAGAGACTATGTATGCAATTCAAACAGATTGGTTACTACAAGACGAGATTGATGTATTAGAAGGTTTAGTTAAATCACCACAAGTGTTGGCTTATATCAAAGATCCTAATAACACACAAGCGGATAATATTCCTTATAACTGTACTATAACAAATACAAGTTATACTACAAAGAATGTTAGACAAACTAAAATGGTACAAGCATCTTTTACAATTAAATTAGCAATGTCTCAAAACATACAAACAATATAAATGGCTCAAGTACAACTTTACGCACAACAACAAAACAATGGCCAATACGTAGCGCTTGATCTTCATATTGAAGAACCAATCAAGTTAAACTTGTCTGTGGCTAATATTATCGACCCAACTGCAACCAACTCTACATTCTCAAGAACATTTAGAGTACCTCATACTGCAGTTAATGGACCTTATTTTGAAGGTGTCTTTAATGTTAACTCACTAAACTTTGACGCTAGCAAAAAAGCAGATGCATACATTTTAGATAATGGTATCTTCTTTGAAAATGGTAATATCAGACTTAATGCTATTAATGTAAACGGAAAAGACAATTCTGTTGAATATGAGATTACATTCTATGGAGCTACATCTGACTTTGGTTCAAAGATTGGTGGTGGCTTTATGAATGAGATTGACTTAACACAATACAACCACACTAAATCATGGGCTAATATTTCTGGCAGTTGGACCACAACGGGTGGTCTTTTTGATGGTAATGTTAGATATGGTTTGATTGAGTGGGGTTATACTTATAATGCTCAAAATCAACCAAATATCCCAACACTTTCAACAGGTTTTGCAAGGTCATTTACTAATATTGCTAATGCATATAAAAAGGACCAATGGAAACCACAGATTAGAGCAAAAGCTATATGGGATCAAATCTTTTTAGAAGCAGGTTACACATACGATTCAGTCTTTTTAGATTCTGAATTCTTTAAAAATCAATACATTATTTCTGACAATGTGGCTTCTGCTACTCTAAATAACTCAAACACATTTAGTGCAGAAAGAGGCGGCATTTATAATACAATTATTGGTCAAACATTTCCATGGATTACACCAATAGAAACTGAAGATCCTGGTAATAATTTTACACCAAGTTCTATAGATTCTGGTATCTATACTGCGCCATCAACTGGTAACTATGATATGAATATGAAGGCCAGTGAAGTTGAATTCTATTTATACGGCGGAGGTCAAGACATTGTAGTTATTGGTTATGAAGCTAATGTAATAGATGCAGACACTGGTATATCTCTAAGCCAATATAACGATGACTGGACATTTAGTTCTAGTAATCCAGGTGGCCAAACTTTAGATGCTAACTTTAATTTATACTTACAAGCTGGTCAAAGAGTTAAATTTCAATTTAGAACTTTTGTTATATCAGGCCAAGTTTCTTTATATGGTACTAACATTCAATTTTATGGTCAAACTGTAGCTTGTACTTTAGCACCAGAAGTTTTATCTGTCAATGGTATTATGCCATCTAACATTAGAAAGATTGACTTTATGAAGTCTATCATCAACAGATATAAACTTGTTTTTGCACCATCAAAGTTTCAAGCTAATCACTTTACAATTACACCATGGAAAGACTGGGTTTTAGAAGGTCGATCTAAAGATTGGACTACACGTCTTGATACATCTAAGGATATGGTTATCAAACCGCTTTTCTTTGATCAAGCCAGATTTCAAATCTATAAAGATCAAGAAGACTCAGACTACTTAAACTATAACTACCAATTAGGTATCAAACAAACCTTTGGTCAATTAAACTTGGACTCAACCAACGAATTGATCAAAGGAACTAAAGAATACAAAGATCAATTCTCACCAACACCTTTAGATGGTATTGGTTATATTACTGGCTCTGCATCAGAAACAGAGGCTGCCAACTTTTTAATACCACACATAGCTAAAGATACTGGTGGTAATGGTGAATCAGTTGGTAACGTTTCTGTTGGTAAAAGAGAACCAATCCAACCTAAATTAAGATTAGTATTTTGGAATGGTATGAGATCAGCGCCAATAACTTGGTATGCACAAACAGATACTGTTACACCAGCAACCATGTTTGATTATCCATTAATGAGTCAGTACTCAAATTTTCCAGTTACCTCGACAACCTTTGATTTAAACTGGGAAAACGAACTGCCTTTATATAACTATGAATTAATTTCAGGTGTACTAACCAATTCAAAAGCACAAACACCATTTAGTTGTTTTAACACCTATTGGAAATCGTGGTATGATGTTACATTTGATCCATACTCAAGATTAGTAGAAGCTCATTTTGCATTAGACTATAATGAAATCTTAGACTTAAAGTTTAATGATTATATCTTTGTAAAAGATGCATGGTATTTTGTTAACTCTGTCTCAGATTATGTTGCAGGCGAAACATCAAATTGTCGAGTACAATTAGTTAAGTTAGGTAATAATATTGGTATTACATTGCCAGTAGTTACACCACCAACTTATACAGCTTTTGAAACATGTTATACTCAAAACAATTTATGTGCAGCTCATTGTTGCGCAGCATATGAAGGATCACAAAACGTCACCATTTACGCAAACGGTGCTACTCTAGTTGATTCTACTTTAGCTTATCAAGATTCTACTGGTGGTATTATTGCAGCACCTGGTTATTATTCTAATGCATCTGGCACTATATTTGTAAACTCTAACGGTGCAATCTTAGTGCAAGACACAAGCGCTTGTAACTGTGTACCTGTTTATTATACTTTTACAGTTTCTGTTAATACATCTGGTTGTGAAGTTTGTTGTAATAATGGACCAACAGTTGTTTTATATGGAGCTAATCCTGTTTTTGAACAAAATGGTATTTTCTTTCAAGATCAATTATTAACTATACCAGCACCAGCAGGTTTTTATAAAGAGTCTGGAGCTACATTTGCATTACAAGTAATACCAAACGGTACAGTTGTTAATAATTTCTTATGCTCAAACTGTAATTGCACAGTTTACTATCCATTTACTGTTTGTCAAGCTAATACTTTATGTGACGCTTGTTGTTGCTTTGGTGGTACTTCAACAGTTTATGGTGAAAATGCAACCTTTGCTAACAACACTACACTTTATTTAGATAATAATGGTGGTCAAAAAGTTACAAATGGTTTCTATAAATTTAATGACACAACAGTTGCACAAGTAACTGGTGGAGAAGGAGCTGTGACTGCCTTTGGTAATTGTACTACATGTACACCATGTCCAGCAGGTCCTGTTGAGATTACAGTTAATGTATCTGCGCAAGTACCTGGTTATACTACATCAACTCTTTTACAAAAGTCTTATGACAATGGTATAAATTGGGTAGATGTAGGCGCAGTAACTGTCGAAGCTTCTGATGCAGCAAACACACAAAAGAGCCAAATATTTACAACAGAACTTAATGTTAGAGTTAGAGCTATTAGTTCTACAACAACATCAAATGGTAATATGCAAACTAATTATTACATTAATTTAGATGTGTTTGAAGATTCTGTGGCTTTAACACCAACTACAAAAACCTTAACTATTCCATCGATAGTAACAGATGAATATACTTATGAGTTTAATAATATTGTAACTAACGGTGATCCTTTAGAAGGTGATAAAATTGTAGTAGTTGGTCAATATGATGACTATCAAGGTGGTAGTACAATTGGATCTTTATTAGCAGTAGATGAAACAGATGCAGATGTAAATCTATCATATAATACGGGTGTTGGTTTTACTGGTACTTCAGTTACAGCACCTCTTTTAAACTCAACTGCAACAGACGGTACTAGTTTATATGGCGGTATGGCTTTAACAAGTAATTTGACTTTTAGAACATACTATAAAGATACTCAAATAACCAAATCTGTAATTAAACTTAATCAAGATGGTTCATTTGATACTACATTTGCATCAAATTGGCCAGATAATATTGGACCTATACAAGCAGTTGTTCACATTGCAAATAATAAAGTATTTGCAAACAAATCAGGTCCGGTAATTATTGTTGGAGGTGGTTATCAATACAGCATAGTATCGACAGATTTAAATGGTGTAACAGACGCTGGATGGACATCTCCTACCATTATTAGCACATTAACTACGAATCCGATCAATAAAATTTTATTCTATAATAATTTATATTATATTTTTGGTGCATTTACTAGCGTAAATGGTACTACACGTAATAGAGTAGTTGTATTAAATACAAATGGTTCAGTTAACACAACTGAAAGTGATAAATTTGGTACTGCTTTTAGTGGTACCGTACAAGACGCATATATTTATGGTACAACTTTAATAGTCGGTGGTAGTTTTGCACAATATAAAGGTGTAGCATCAGGACCTCTTTTAGCTTTAGATATTACAACAGGAAATATTTTATCTGGATTTGTAGGAAGTACAACTGCACTAATTATAAATGGTGTATTAGCAGATGCTAGTGGTATTTATGTTTCTAAACAAGTAGCAGCTGGAACTTGGAAAGGTACAAGTGTAGGCCCAGTATTTAAATTAAATTATTCTGGTAATATTATTACTGCCTTTGTACAACCTACATTTACTACACAATCATATATTACAACAGCTTCAATGGCTGTAAATAGAATAGTATTTGACACAGATGGTAATATTTTAGTACCTGGTAGATTTAATAGAGTTAACACAAATACTTATGGTGGTCTAGTTAAATTAGATAAAACTAATGGTAGTATAGTTACTCAATTAAATGTAGGTAATGGTTTTACACAAATTATACCAAATAACTATACTTCTGTACCACCTACAATCACACATTTAACCGTTATTAATAACAATTGTTATGTGAATGGTAACTATAGTTTATATAAAACAACTGAAAAGTATATTATATCTGTTATAGATCAATCAGGTGATTTAGTATCTGGCTTTAATTCTGGCACAGGTTTACGTGTTGCTTTATCGCCAACTACATTTAATATTGCACACGCTAACTATATAGGAGCAGATAGTTCTAACAATACTTATATTAGATTAATAGGAGCTACCACAGTTGAACCTAATGTTAGCGCCGCACCAACTCCTTTAACAGGAACTCCTTTTTATTATAAAGGCACCATGCTAACTAGTGATGTTGCAAAAATTGATCAATATGGTAATTTAGACACTACTTTTAATACTAATATTAATAGTGTATCACCAATGACTAGTAGTCTATTTTTTAAAGTAATAAATGATAAAATATACAGATACGGTACATATTTTCCAACATCTGGTACAGCAGTATCACAATTAGTTAGATACAATTTAGATGGTACTATAGATAATACGTTTACACCTATAACTAGCGCCATTATTACAAGTGCTTTAAAAGATATAATTGAACATAATAGTTTATTATATTTAGTTTCTAATTTATTTACATATGCCGGAGGTTTGAGACAAATTTTAGTTGCAAATCTAGATGGTACTATTAATGCAACTGAAACTGCTAAATTTAATCGTTTTAGTACTGTAGCTCCTGCTGCTGATTTTGTAGCCCTAAAAGTTTATAATGATATTTTATACATTCTTTATAGTAATGGTAGTGCTACCAATGTTGTCTATAATAGCGTTGAATCAGCTAATATAATTGCAGCAAATCTATCAGATGGTACTGCAGTTAGTGGATTTACAACTAATAAAGGTTTTAGACAATATGTTCCATTAACTAGTTCATATTTAGGTGGTCTAGTTTATTCATTTGATATCGATAGCACTGGAATTTATATTGCAAACCAACAAGGTACATTTAATAGTGTTGCTTGTAGTAAAGTTGCAAAGTTAGATTTTACTGGAAATATAATCAACACATTTGACATTGGAACTTTAGATACTTCAACACCAAATGTTATTGGTACAATTCTTTTAGATGGCAATAACTTATATGTAACTGGTACTTTCTCAACAGTAGACGGCACTACTACTAAAGGTTTAGTTAAAGTAGATAAAACAACTGGAGATATAGTAACTGCTTTTGATGTTAACGCTGGTTTTACATTCGATGCTACACAAGGTATTACTACTAGAACTAATGATTTAGTAATATTGCCAGGTGCAGGTATAACATTGTACCCAATTTTAATTGCATATAGTAATGAAAATCCATGTGCTGCTTATTGCGCTACACCTAAATCAACTACAATTTATGGTAATGGTTTATCATTAATTGAATCTACTGTTTTATACACAGATGCTAATGGAACAATTCCTGCAGCTGCTGGTTGGTATTCTGATGGTGTTTCAATTGCACAAGTAGATGGTAATGGTATAATTATAGCTTTTGCAAATCCAGAATCATGTAATTGTAATACTTTATATCAATTTGATGTACAATATGACGCTGAAATTTGTATAGCATGTGCAGTTACTGGCACACCTATTTCAACTACAGTATATGGTTTAAACCCAAACTGGAGTTCAAATACAGTTTTATATTCAAACCTTGCAGGTACTACATTTGCCAACCCAGGTTATTATGTATATGGTAATGGAATTGTATTATATGTTACTAATAATGGATTTGTGCAATCAGGCAATGATTGTATACAAGCCTGTGGTTTTTCTAGCAATTGCGTTGCATATAGAATTACTAATAATACAGCTTCGACAGTAAATTATACTTACTATACGTGTCTACAAGATATAGTATTTGGTACATTATTTGCATTCGAACAACATAATACTGGATGTGTTATAGAAAATACAGTTTCAGTTCCGCAAGGTGTATCAGTAGTACAAACCGCTACATGCTAAAAAACTTTAAGAAGAGGCTTTCAAAATGCCTCTTCTTTATATTTATAATTATAAAAAGATTTATATAACGTGGCAAATAACGAAGTAGGTTTCACAATAAAGGTTAATGGTATTGATCAAACGGTCAAGTCTTTATCCGAAATGGAGCAAGCCATTAGAGATTTAACAAAGGAAGCAAAGTCTGCCGAATATGGTAGCGCTCAATTTGAAGAAATTACAGGTAGAATTCAACAAGCCAAAGCTGCTGTTAGAGAATTCAAAAACGATACAAGAACCAAAGAAGTAAAAGATCAGTTTAATGATCTTGCTGGCGGTATCGCTGGTTCATTTGATGTGGCTGAAGGTGCTCTAAAATCTTTTGGTGTAGAATCAAAAGCTTTAGGTGTCATTTCATCTTCTGCGCAAGGTATTATTACTGCAGCCTTAAATGCCAGACAAATTGCAGAACTTAAAGTAGATGCTGCGGTAGCATTACGTACTACCAGAGAGAAAGCGGCAGCTGCTGGTACAGTTATTTTAAATGCAGTTAATAAAGCCTTAAACGTAACATTAAGTTTAAACCCGATTGGTATAATCGTTACAGCGTTAGGTCTTTTAGTTGTTGGTATTTTAGCCGCAATTGGGCCAATCAAAAAATTAATTAGCCAATTTGATTTCTTAAATGAAGCAGTTACAGTAGTCCTAGATACTTTCCGTAACGTGGCTTCATTCTTAACTGGTGGTTTGATTGATGATGCTGCAACTGCTAAAACCAGATCTAATGCAGATAAAATGATTGAATCATTAGATGATGTAGGTTCTGCTAGTAATAAAATGATTGCTGATAGTAAAAGAAGATTGGCTTTAATGGAAGCCCAAGGTGCAACTGAAGAGCAGTTATTAGAGCAAAAGAAAAAGATTAACAAAGAAGAAGTTGCATCTAGACAAGCAGCTATCGATGCTTTGTTAAAACTACAACAGATTGATGGTGAACTAGATGAAGACAAGAAAAAGAAGTTAGCAGAATTACAAAATGCTTTAAAAGATTTACAAAATCAAGCAGCGATTGATCAAGCGCAATTCGATAAAAAGAAAGCTGATGCTACAAAAGCTGCAAATGAAAAAGCTGCAGAAAAAGAGAAAGAGAGAAAAGACAAATATAACGAGCATTTAAAAGAAATACAAAAAGCAACTGAAGAATCTGAGAAAAAGATACTTGAATTAAAGCAAAAAGCTGAGATAGATGCCATTAAAGATGCGGATCTTAAAGCCCAAAAAGAATTAGAGATTCAACAAAAGAATGCTCGTGATTTATTGCAAGTTGAAATCAATAAACTGGCTCAGAAAAAGAAATTAACTTTAGAAGAGCAAAAGTTATTAAATAGCTTATACGCACAACAAAAGCAATTATCTACTACACAAGGTCAAGAAACTCAAAACCTTTTAGATGAGCAAGCTAAAGTTAAAAAAGAAAAAGAGGCTCAATTCCAAAAAGAACTAGAAGAGATCAAATCAACTTCATTCTTAATGAGCATACAAAATCTTAGAGATAGAGCTCGTCAAGAATTACAAGTAGAATTAGATAAACAAATAGCAGAAGTAAATTCTTCTGAGTTATCAGCAACTCAAAAAGAAGAAAAGATCAATGCCATTAAAGATGTTAATAGATTAAAGAGACAAGAGCAAGATAAAACCTTTGCAGAAGAAGATCGTCAAGCACAATTCCAGTTTAACGAAGCTGAGATTAATGATACAAGAAATTCATTCGAACAAAGAATTGCTTTAGTAGACGAGAACTTAAAATTAATTAATGAGTCTACTACTTTATCAGAACAAGAAAAGACTGCTGCCATTAAAGCTAATGCAGATCAAAGAAAAGCTATTGAACTAGCAGAACTTGAGTACAGAGCTTCTATTGCAACTGCTGGTATGGATTTGGCTGCACAAGCTGGTCAATTCTTACAACAAATTGCTGGTAAAAACAAAGGCGTAGCTATTGCAGGTATCGTGGTTGAGCAAGCCGCAGCAATTGGTAAGATTGTAGCTAACACTGCAGTTGCCAATGCTAAATCTGTAGCGACATTCCCAATCACAGCGGGTATGCCATGGGTTGCTATTAACACAGCTTCTGCTGCGTTATCAATTGCATCTACTATTGCAAGTGCCGCTAAATCAATCAGAGAAATTAACTCTGCTGGTGGCGGTAATAGTTCTGGTGGTGCTGGAGCAGCTCCTAAACCTAGCGCAAGTAAATTTGCAGCTGGTGGTTATGTTAGTGGCGCTGGTACTGGGGTTTCAGATTCTATTCCAGCCATGTTATCAAATGGCGAATCAGTTATTAATGCTAATTCAACTGCTATGTTTGGTGGTTTATTAAACCAAATTAACCAAGCTGGTGGTGGTGCACCTATACAAACATCAAATGGAGGTGGTGGCAATAACGCTGCGCCTATCTTTAAAACATATGTTGTCGCTTCTGATATGACATCACAACAAGAAGCAGATAAACGCATTAATGATTTAGCAAAAATATAATGGAATCTATATACGCTTGCTTCATGGAACAATTAAAATATTTAACAATAGCTCTACAAAATAGTGCGCATAGAATTATGATAGTAATAGCTGCTTTTTTAGCACCAATATACGGTATCATGTTAACAGTTGGCGTATGCATATTAGCTGACACAGCAATGGGTGTTTGGAAAGCTAAAAAACTAAAAGAGACTATAACTTCTAGAAAGTTAAGTCAGATTATATCTAAAATGTTTTTATATCAAGCTACCGTTGTTTTAATCTATGCTGTTGATAAATTCATATTAAATGATATTATTCAACAATTCTTTACAGTACCATTATTAGCCACTAAATTAGTTGCTTTGACTTTGATCTCAATAGAATTATTTTCAATTGATGAGAATTTTAAAGCAGTTAAAAAGAAAGGTTTTTGGGATTACTTTAAAGAGTTATCAGCAAGAGCTAAAGATATTAAAAAAGAAGTCGACGACATAAAATAATACATATAGTATGGAACAAAATAAAAGAGTTATAGAATTAGGTATTATACCTGAAGACGAAATCAGTGGATGCTCTGCAATTGCATTGGTTGAAGAACCTGCAATTGAATTAGACTTTAGATATTTTAACAAAGAAAAGTTTGTAACACCTTCTGCTGGCGAAAGCGAAGATGAGTTTATAAGTCGTTGTATACCAGTTGTAATTGGTGAAGGCAAAGACCAAGATCAAGCTGCAGCTATTTGCTATTCATATTGGGACGAGAAGATGTCAACTGAAAAGTTTGAGAGCTATAACGATTACCCAGAATCTGCAAAGAATGCAGCTAAAAGAGCATTAGAAATTAGAAATAAAAATCCAGATTTAGATTGTGGTACAGCAGTTGGTTGGGTAAGAGCTAATCAATTAGCTAAAGGTGAGAATATCTCAGAAGATACTATCGCTCGCATGGCTTCATTTGCAAGACATAAACAAAATAGTGAAGGTAATCCTAATGAAGATTGTGGCGCTTTAATGTGGCTTTGTTGGGGTGGAACTGCGGGTATTGAATGGGCATCAAACAAACTAAAAGAAATTAGAGGTGAAGACTTCCAAATTATTAATCCAGACAAAGAAATGATTGATGGAGTGATCGATCTATTAAATGACGTCGAAGATCTAGATAATAGATTATCAATGGCTAGAGAAATAGTAGATCAATTTATAGAAGAAGGTGTACAATTTGATATTGTAGATTTTATGAATAGAATTGGATTTCATAATTTTGAAATAGACACTACTGGTTTAACATCTTACGTAGATCCAGGAATTAAAAAGAAGCGCATAGAAGAGGTTTATTCTGCAGAAGTATTAGATACTATCATTGCAATGGCTGCTGAAATGGGTTACTCTGAGGATGAAGTGGAGATCGTTACACCTAAAGAAAAGTTTGCTAATCCAAAAGATGCAGACTACACACCAGCTAGAACTATTACACAAGCAGATGGTGTTGAGAAGTTATATCGTTATGAATCATCAAGAGTAGCTGATAATTCTAGATCATTCTGTCGCAGAATGATGGGATTAAAAAGATTCTACTCAAGAGAAGAGATTGATGCACTAGATACATTTAACGAAGAGTTTGGACCAGGAACTGGTGGTGGTCAATACTCAATCTTCTTATACTTAGGTGGAACTAACTGTCAACATTACTGGCAACCATATGAAGCACAAAGAATTGGTAGAAAATTACAATTAACACCAATTGCGCCAGAATCTAGAGAAGAAATGAGAGCTAATACAGCACCAAGAACCACACAAGGTAGAGGTTATGTTAAAAGACCACAAAGAAGTTTACCACCTTTAGCAGGTCACTCAGCGTTTAGTAAAATGTTATTTGCTGATGACGAAAAAAAGATTGTAGTCGGAGCTTGTATGATTCCTAATATTGAGATCTATAGAAGAGACGAAGATGGTGATCCATACTATGTAAAGTTTAGCGAAGAAACCATCAAAGAAATTGCGATGAAGTATATGAAGCAAGCTAGAACTAATGATATTAACCAAGATCATATCGAAGACAAAGATGCTGGTACTTATATTTTTGAATCATGGATTGTAGAAGATCCAGAGACAGATAAAGCAAAAACCATTTATGGTTATGATGTGCCTAAAGGGACTTGGATGTGTGCTATGAAAGTAGAAGATCCTGCAGTATGGAAAAGAATCAAAGATGGTGAATTAAAAGGCTTTTCAGTTGAAGGTTCATTCGCAGATATGGAAGATTTACAAGCCAGAAAAAATTACGAGAAAATCAAAAGTATTTTAAAAGGATAAGATAAATATTAAGAGTTTTTCATTTTTATATAGTTTTATTATTTTTTAGAAAGAGAGCCAAGAGTTTTTAATTCTTGGCTCTTTTTTCGTCTATATAACTAACAATAAAACCAATAAAAACAATTAAATTCATTCCTAAAGATGTACATATTTCAACTATATCTTCATAAACATTTAACATTAGATGGAGATGTCCTAAAGTCCAGAAGGGAATAGCTAAATTTTGACTAATCCAAACAATAGTATATTTAAGAAAGTGTTTCATTACTTTTGATATATTGCAAGATCAGTATTTGATCCAGACGTACCATTATAAATTTTATGACATAAAGAATTACGTAACATTAAATCAAATGCATAGTCTTCTGGAAGATTTAAAAGTAAACATGTTTTTTTAACAGCTTTGCGAGTAAACATATTTGGTAATTCATTATAAACTTTCATAACATTATTCATCTTACAATTTTTTCCATGCCATCTTTTATGATTTTTTCTATCAACCATTTGTTTACAACATACACATTGTATTTTTTCATTTGCTTTTAATGTTGCTATTTTTTGAACATTAGCCCAATGTCCTGATTTAACATTTTTTGATCCACCACTTTTTCCAGCTTTACTTTGATGTTGTTTTGTTTTAATATTTTTAAGTTGTATAGTTTTAAAACTATATCCTAAATTATTAAATTGATTAGTTGCTAAAATATTTGTATTAATAGCATTATTAGTACATTTAGTAACATTTAATTTAAATCCTTTATTTCCAGAACAACCATATTCTTTCCACAATTCTAATTTTCGTTCATTTGCTTTATGATTTTCTACAGTACCTAAAAATCTAAAAGTAGATACATCAAATTTATTTTGATCAATTCTAGCTTTAGGTACATCTACATATTTAGTACCTTTAACTTTCCACTGGCCCTTATGATTTCTAATCAAATATAAAAGTACTTGTGTATTATCTAATTCTAATAATTTAGCAGCAGCTTTTAAAGCCGGTGAAGTTTCTACAGCCATAAAAGCTGCAAATAAACCACCTAATTTTAAAAATGAACGACGATCCATATTATTTTACTTTAGCTTTTTCTTTATATTCATTCCATGTTAAAATCAAACGACCATACGCACGCTCTTCAGCATCAGTCGTAATCAATCGATCTAAAAATTGAATTTTTTGTTCAATAAAATCAATATCATTTTGAAGATAAAAACTTGCTTGAAACATTGCATTAGTAGTAATATACTCAGAATAAAATGAGTCAATTAAAGTGTACATTTTTGCAAGACCAGATTTAAAAGTACCTGGTAATGCAAATTTAGACATTAATTTTCTATGTGAACTTTGATCGTCAAGTACTTTTTTCTTAACTTGACGTTGTACACCACTAGAAATGTCGCGACCTAATTGACGACCTGCTCCACGGAAGACTTCCCATACTAGAATGTCAAATCCGCCTTTTTTAAATCCTTTTGCCATAATTGTTTTGTTTTAATGTTATACAGTAAATATACGACAAATCCTTGACATAAAAAAATCTGGGGCTAAATATTTTTACTTTTTTTTCACTTTTTTTACAACTGATTGGTTTCCAATAATAAAAATTTTATATATGTAAGATATGTCAGATGACATTAAGTCCATATTTAAGGATATATAGGTTTTAAACCTAACTAAACATAAATTAATTTATTATGACGTACAAACTAAAATTGAACCAGATTAGACAAGTTCTAAACATGGACATCAAATTAGAATCGGCAAAATTAATCGATGGTGTAACTGTTGTAGAATACGAGAAACTCGAACCTGGGTTCGCAGTTTACGTAGTAGACGCAGAAGGTAACAAGATTCCTGCACCTGCAGGTTACCATACCTTAGAAGACGGTATCACTAAGATTGAAGTTGATGAAGCTGGTTTGATCATGGAAGTTTCTAACGAAGGCGCTGAAGCTGACGAAGAAGCATCTGAAGAAGGTCCTGCTGTTGTAGAAGTGTCTGGCGCTGCTGCTGAAGAAGCTGCCGCTGAACCAAAATTAGATGTTGCGATGGAAGACGCAATCATCGAAAAAATTGCTGAAAGAGTTGAAGAGAAAATGAAAATGATCTTTGAAGCTGTTGAAGAAGTTGCAAAAGAAGTTTCTACTATTAAAGAAGAAATGGGTGCAATGAAAACTAAAATGGAAAAGTTTTCAAAAGCTCCAGCAGCTACTAAAATTCCAGCGGTTAGCACTGCTAAAGTAACTGACGCTATCGATGCATTCGATATGAAGTTAGAAATACTTAAAAATGCAATGAACAAATAAATAAACCCCAAACATTAAAAAAACCTAAAAAATCATGAGTTTTAATTTATCAGGTCTTACTACATATGTAGACCAAACCTCACAAACTGAATTGATTACTAAAGCGTTGCTTAAACCACAAACTGTAAATAACTTAACAGTAAAAGCAGGTTTAGTATCAGGTACAGTAAACTTAAACATTTTAGACGCAGTTGCAGACATTAAAGATGCATCTTGTGGCTTTGGAGCTTCTCAAGTTGGTAACAACTCGACTATCTTCACTCAATTACCTATCGTTGTAGGTGCAAAAATGATGAAAGAGCAATTATGCCCAGACAGTTTATATGACTACTGGTTGTCTTCTCAATTATCTGCTAATGCATTACACGAATCAGTTCCTTTTGAAGCAGCTATCGCTGATTTAAAAGTAAGAGAAATCAACAAATATGTTGAATCTACTTTATGGGCTGGTGACGGTGCAAACTTAGATGGTTTGTTATTCCAAACTTCAGTTGCTGAAGGCGCAGTAGACGCAACAGCTTATTCTACAGCATGGACTGCTGCTAACGCAGTAGCTAACATGTGGGCAGTTATCGATTTAATCCCAGTTGCTTTAAAGCAAGAAGATGATATCGTAGCTTACGTATCTTTCTCTACGTTCTCTAAGTTAACTCAAGGATTACAAAAAGAAGGTAACTCTATTTTGTTACAATATCCTAACATTAACAACGTAACTGGTTCTGCTGAAAATTCTTTCATCTTCCCAGGTACAAACATTAAAGTATTTGCTAGCCCAGGTTTAGTTGATCCAGCAGGTGATTCAGCAGTTATCGTAGGTCCTAAGAAATATGCTTTCATGGGTACTGGTATCGTTGACAACCAAGATCAATTTAAATTCTACTACGATCCTTCACAAGACGTTGTAAACTTTATGGCGAAATTCAAATTGGGTACTGCTGCTTACGCATCTCAGTTTGTTTCAACTGTAGCATAATTAAACCAATAAACCAATCGAGTGGGTCTTCGGACCCACTTACTTAAACAAAAATAACAATTTATAACATGGCTTGTAATATCACATCAGCATTAGCGTTAGATTGTATGAATTCTATTGGTGGTTTAAAAACTGCTTACATTTTAGCTGGTACAATTACCTCTACAACTGAAAATATCAGTGGCGAAATCACTGACATCGTAGGTTCTGGTTCTTTCTATCAGTTTGAATTAGCTAAGGACACTGCTTTTTACAATGAAACTATTACAGTTTCTAACGTAAACGGTACAGTTTTCTACCAAGGCGAATTAACAATCGTTTTACAAAAAATGAGTGCAGAGAAAAGAAATCAAATTTTGTTGCTTGCAGCAAACAGAGATTTAAGAATCGCATTCGAAGATAACAATGGCATCTCATACATCGCTGGTTTAACTAGAGGTATGGTAATGTCTTCAGGTACAGCAGCTACTGGTACAGCAGTTGGTGACTTGAACGGTTACACTTTAGTATTCCAATCTCAAGAGCCTGCATCAGCTGGTATCTTAGATGGTACTGTAGCAGACGTAGTAACTGGTATCACTGTAGTAAACGCATAATCTTTAATTAGATTATTTTAAATAAAAGGGACTCAAACGAGTCCCTTTTTTTATGCTTTATGTCAAGAAGTAGAATTCGTATATTTATAATTATAAAAAGATTCCTAATAGATGATTAATTTACAAAATTTACAGACCAACGATGACATATTAATTTATGTTAACACGTTAGATGCTGATATTCCTTACACGTCTAATCTATTTCTTTTTGGTTTCAAAAATGGTTTTACTAATAAATGGACTTATGTAATGCCAGAAATTCTTGTACAAAATACAAGATACACTAAATTTAGAATTACATTAGTACATCCAGACGATCAAGATCCAGAGAATGGAATAGTGACTATGTCACCTGATGGCAACTGGGATTATAAATTATGGGCGATTGATGAACCAACATTAAGTCCAGAATTTGGTTACGTATTAGACGAAGGTCAAATGTATTTAGACGGTACATCGAATGAAGTAAATACAGTAACATACTACTCTGATAATGAAGCTGAAGAAAACGTTGTATACTTAACAAATGATTATGTACAATGTACAAAATGGAATTCAGCACCAGATTTATGGCAATTTGCTGTACAAAAATGGAATGAATGTTCATAAGAAAATAAAATAAAGTAATGGCGAATTTATTAAACAAATACATTTACGAAACCTATAAATCAATTATAGGAATTGGTCAATCTGGAACCTCTGGTTTAACTGGAAATCTAGAACCACTTACAGATGGAGAAGGTAAAGAATTACCTATCGAAGTTTCTGAAACTCAAGTTAATTTAACTGCACCTACAACTGTACCAAATCTTTTTATTGAAGGTTATGGTGAAGTAATAAATGAACAAGGTTATTTTGTTGGTGAAGGCGGAGGTGGTGGAGGTACTGGTACTTCTGGTACTAGTGGCACGAGTGGATTGACAGGAAGTTCTGGCACAGCAGGAACAAGTGGTCAGAATGGCTCATCAGGTACATCAGGTCGTAATGGATTTGCTGGACTAAATGGAACATCGGGTACAAGCGGTGTGTCTGAACCTGGTACGCCTGGCACATCAGGTACGAGTGGTACGAGTGGAGTACAAGGTCCAAGTGGCACGAGCGGAACATCAGGTATAAATGGTATTGGTGTTTATCAAAATTTAACACCAGCTAACTCTTCAATTACTTTAACAGCTGGTGTAAATACTATATTCGATACAATTTTAATTCCAGGAGATACTGTTAAAGATGCAAATAAAGTAGAAATTACTGCTAGATATTATATAAATAAAAATGGTTTAAATCCAACTACGTTAGGTGCAGTAACTTTGTATATTAACACAACACCTACTATCGGTGGTATTTCAACTGGATTACCAGGAATAATTACAGGAACTGCAAATGTAGCAGCTCAATTAAAAAGAGATGTTTTTGTAGTTAAAGCAGATGGTACAGGTCAAGGTAGTCAATTGTTTACAACTGGAAGTTTTGCGGCTGAAACGGGTTTAACAGCTAACCCTGTCGAAGCTACTACATTTACACAAAATGCGATAGATTGGACCCAAGATCAATATGTTGTATTAACTGCAAACTCAACTTTAACTGGCATATCAATAGTACCAAAAGGTATTTCAATCAAAATATAATTAAATAATGGCAAGTTTATTAAACAAATACATTTACGAAACCTACAAAGGTTTAATCAAGACTTTAGATAACGAGCCTATTGATGGCGCATTAAAACCATTATCAGATGGTGAAGGCAATGAATTACCAATTAAAGTATCAGATACTGACGTTGAAGTTGGTTTTTTAACTTCTAAAAACGTATTCATCGAAGCCTATGGTGAAGTAATTGACCAAAATGGTAATTGGGTTGGACCTCAACAAGGATTCGCTGGCACATCTGGTACGAGTGGTACTAACGGACAAAACGGTTCGTCTGGTACAAGTGGTAAGAATGGTACTACTGGAGTTTCTGGTAGTTCTGGAACTTCTGGCAAGAATGGAACTAATGGTTCTAGTGGCACAAGTGGAGTAAACGGTTCAAGTGGTCAAACTGGTTCTGCTGGAACTAGTGGCACATCTGGTTTATCTGCATTAGGATTACCTTCAAAAGTAATAACGACTGATAACCAAGGTTGGACTTTTGCTGATAATAAAAATACTAAAACATTTACTTTTAATTCTGCTTTTGCTAATACAAATTATTCTGCAGATTTTACTTGGGATGTTAGCGACTTACCAAATCAAGTATTTAGTAATACTGGAGCTGTGCAAATAGAATTTATTAATAAAACTACAACCTCTATTACAGTTGTTGTTTATTTAGGAACTCCAATATCTAATTTTACATTTAATGGCTTTTTAACTTTAATTGCATCTGGTGAAAGTAATGGATCTGGTACAAGCGGAACATCTGGTATGACTGGTGCACAAGGACCTCAAGGTGCCAATGGCACATCAGGCACGTCAGGTCAGAACGGAACTAGCGGAGCTAATGGAACATCAGGTACATCAGGCATCTCACAACCTGGAACACCTGGCACATCAGGAACAAGCGGTACAAGTGGTAATGGCACAAGCGGTACGAGTGGTACAAGTGGTATAAATGGTATTTCTACTGGTAGAACATACTTCTTTAACAATTCTCAAAATGCTGGTATTAACACATATAAACTTTTATCACCAGATCCTACTGCCACAGCACAACAAACTGTTACTAAAACTTTAACTAATCAACAACAAAATGTTTTAGTACAAGAATTTATAACACCTTCATTAGGTTTTACAGTTATACCAGGTGGTGTACAAAGATTTCATTTACATTATAAAAAGCCTGCACAAAATGATAATATTGAAACATACGTTACATTACAATTAGCTGACTCTGCAGGTGTACCATACGGTCCAGCAGCACCAACAAATGCTGCACTAATAGGATGGACAGATAATGTAAATCCAGTTGAAGTAGAAATCGATTTAGTATTACCTACAACTGCAATACTTGCAACTGATAGAGTTATTGTTAAAATCTATTTAAATAATTTAGATTCAACATCACATACAGTTAACTGGTACACAGAAGGTTCATCTAATTATTCATACGTAACTACAACTGTAGCACCAACAACTGGTACGTCAGGAACTTCTGGCACAAATGGCACAAGCGGAACAAGTGGAGTTAATGGAGCACAAGGACCACAAGGAGCAAATGGTAGTTCTGGTACGAGTGGATTAACTGGTGCTACAGGAACAAGTGGTACGAGTGGTACATCTGGTGGTGGAGGTGTAGATATTTATAATTCTATTACAACCCCAACTATAATTTCAGGAGGTTTATCTTGGTATAAATTAAATGTACCAGCCTTATCCTTTGGTTTAACAGCCCAATCTATATCTATTAATAATGTTAGATTTACACCTGTTTTATCTTTACTACCCGGTGAAATAATAAAAGATGTTGCAATATACATTCAAACTGCTGTTGCTAGTTCTACAGTTGCATTAGGTTTATATAGCGTTAGTTTAGATGCAAATGGAGCTTTTTATGCAAGCACTTTAGTATCTAATTTTGGTACTATAGATAGTTCTACTACTGGTAGAAAAACAATAACTGGGGTAAACGTTACAATTCCAACTTCTGTAAATAATATTTATTATGTAGGTCTATTACAAGTAGGGGGCGCTTCAGCTGTTGCTGTAGCTGGACCAACAAATGGTTTATCTCCAGCATATTTTGCATCATTAAATGCAACAGTAATGGATAGAGCAATGTCAGTGCAAAGTACAGGTGTTAGTTATAGTGCATTACCATCTTCTATTAGCGCAGCAACTTGGGCAACATACACAAATAACACAACATACATATATGTTGGATTTAAATCATAAATATTATAATATGACAAAGCAAATAAATACAAACGAAGTATTCAAAATGAATGAAAATGGTGAAATGGTTTTAGTACACACTGAAACTGTAGAGGTAGAAGTACCTACACCAGAAGAAATTATTGCTGAAAAAGAGGCAGAATTAATGAGAATTTATGCAGAAATTCAAGCTTTAAAAGAAACAAAATAAAATAAAGTCGTATATATAACTAGTAATTGATTTGTGCCAACATTGAATTACGATTTCATAATTAATTTTGTAAGCTAGTCTTTTTAGTACTGACTTATTTTTTTGACTAGCTAAGCCCGTAGGTTCTCTACGGGCTTTTTTATGTCTTATAATACTATAATATTTTTAAGTATTTAAGTAATTTTGAAACCTTTCTATGGATAGATATATAATAAGTAAATCATTAAAAAAATAAAAACTATGGAATTACGTACAATTTTGCACACAGCAAACATCGATGCATACCAAAAGGTATTGCTAATGTATCTTTTAGATGCACAAAAAAATGGTAGAGAATGGGTTTGGTTTGAAGACATAGTCTCAGCAATGGGTGTCTCAGGTAAATGCTTTAGAGAAAAAGCAAACTTGTTAATTGAAAATCGCTGGATCACTAAAGGTCGCAGAGGTTATTATTCATTAAACAAATTCCCAAATTTATTCTAATGGCACTAGCATCATTACCTACATTACAAGAGTACATCGCGCATACTAATGCTTTAGAGCGCGATGGCTCACTTACTGTTGAACAGGTTATTATCCTACAGCAATGTTATAAAAACACACTGGTAGACACGACAACTAATATCAGATACCTTATGCATGTAACTGGTCTAGATTGGAAAGCCATTAATTGGACATTGAATGGTTTAGTTATGAAAGGTGCTTTAGATAGAGTAGAAACAGGATATTATAAAACTAAAATCAAATAACATGGAAGATGAAAAACACTACTTTATTATTGACATACTATTTAAAGATTACCCACAAATAGAACCAATACTAAATACACTCAAAGAACAAAAGCACTATTTTATAGTTAATTTGTGTTCTAATATTAGAAATAGCAAAGTCACTAAAGTCTCTGCTAAAAGATTTAAAAAAGAAATAGAATAATTATGGAAAAAGAACAATCGTATTTTATGGTAATCCCAGCGTCAGTATGGGATTCTGAATTATCTGCTAAGGCAATGATATTATACGGTCACATAACAGTGTTGGCAAACAAAAAAGGCTTTTGCTTTGCTTCAAATGATTACTTTGCAAAACAAATGAGATGTAATGCAAGAACAATTCAAAGATGTTTTGTTGAATTAGAATCAAATAATTTGATAACAAGAGAGAATGTTTACAAAGAAGATTCTAAAGAAGTTGATATGCGAAAGATATATTTGTCACTAGCTAATGACAAAAATGTCAAGAGACCTAATGACAAAAATGTCAAGAGGCCTGTAGACAAAAATGTCACAAGGCCTGTAGACAAAAATGTCATAGATAAGGATACAAGGTTTAATACTACAAGGGATAATATTACAAGAAGTAATAATAAAAAATTATTAAACCCTTTAACCCTAGGGCAAGAAGCTATTTTAGATGATTCTTTTGCAAAACAAGAACCTTATTCAAATGATGAATTAATGGTATTATCAATCGATATTTAAAAATTAAATTTATATTATGGAACAATGGAAACTATTTAACGTTAAACCTTGGGTAATGGGTTATCCACAAAGCACAGGTATTTTTATTCAAGAAGACATGGGTACTAGAAATTGGATGGTATCAGACCATGGCAATGTTAAATTGGTATTAATGGCACATGATGGTATTATACATGAGGAAAGAATGGTTAACCAATTTTGGAAAGGCAAAACAGTTAAGTATTTAGGTATACCAACTGGACCTTATGTACACCGTTTAGTAGCTCAGCATTTTATAGACAATCCAAATGATTTTAGGTATGTTACGCACATCGATGGAGATCTAAGCAACAATCATGTTGATAATTTAGAATGGATCCCTGGAGGTAAACGTAAAAAAGATAAATAATCTATACTTAAAAAATAATAAATGAAAGTTTATCTACCTAATTGTTTTGCTAAATGGTTACAAACCTCACCACAAGAAGGTCAAGTCTTAGTAGTTGCATTGCTAACCAAGTTACATTCAATCTATGGTGTCGATACCTACTTTGAAATGTATAATGACGATTTAGATGCCATTAATCATACAGCTATTAAAGGCAGTGCGGTAACAGAAATTAAAAAGTTACAAACAATGGGTATCGTTAAACAAGCTAGAGGTTTAGAAATGCGTATAACATTACGTATCTCTGAAAATCTATTTGCAGGTTTAGATAGACGTTCACTTTATACAGATTCAATACCTTATGATCTATCGTTAAATGGTGCAATGCTTTGGACTTATGTTCTAGGTCGTATGGCTAATGTTGATGAGAATATAGAAATAACTGTAATAAATAAAGTTAGAGAATATAGTAATACTCAAAATTCTGCTAACTTCCGCGGTAAAGAAAAGAAGGCCACTAGTCATATTTTGCCACAAGTTTACAGAGACTTATTCTTAAAAGAAGTTGGTCAAGCTTTTAAAGGTGTAACAGAGTTTAAAGAGTTAAACCACAATGAGATGACTAAAAAAGAATATGGTCAAGTCTACTATGAAATGAGAAAGGCCGATGTACTAGAGAAGAAGCGTCAGCAATACCAAGAAAAAAAGAATAAAGAAAATGGAATCAATTAATCTTTTTATAGAATTCACGTACGATGAGTATAAAGGGATGTGTGATGCTGACAGAGAACAAGTTTATTATGCTTTATATAGTTTCTTTAACAACGAAGCCCTAGCTTACGATATGAGTCAGAGAGAAGTCTTTGACCACGTATATGCTAAAACAATAGAAGACGAATCATACGAGTTTACACATATTTTAAAAGACTTTGAGCAATTCTTTGGCGATGATTTCTAATCTTTTTGTCAAAAACCTATAATTTTATATTTATAATTAGAAAACATACTTAAAAGAATGTCAACATACAAAAAACAAATCTTCAACGTAGATAGAATTGAACCAAATCTACCAGTTTTTATCGAAAGACCTGGTAGAAGATGGGTAGAATACGGTGCAGACAATTTATGGCCACAATTTGTAGCTGGTCTTTATAATAAATCAGCTATGAACAGAACCTGTATCGCATCTAAATTAGATGGTACAATTGGTCAAGGTTTTAAAACCCAAAAAGAAGAAGATAATTACTTATTAAAGAGAGCAAATCCAGATGAATCTTGGAATGAAGTGTTTGAGAAAGTAGCTTTAGATTATATTACATTTGGCGGTTATGCTCTTAATGTTATTTGGTCAAACGATGGCGAGACAATTGCAGAGTTTTATCATTTAGATTTCTCTAGAGTTAGATCTGGTATTCATAACCCAGTTACAGATAAAGTAGAACACTATTATTACTCATCAAATTGGGGTGACTGGAAAAAGTTTAAACCTTTAGAATATTGTGCATTTGATCCAGCAAAATCTATTGAAGCACCATCACAAGTAATGATGGTATTTGATTACGAGCCTGGTTCATTGTTTTATCCATTACCGTCATATTCTGGTGGTCTTAATGATATTCAAATTGACGTAGAGGTATCAAAATTTCACATAAATAATTTAGCAAATGGATTGGCACCATCTTTGTTCATTGGTTTGAATAATGGTATCCCAGATCCTGAAGCTAGAGAAGAAATCTACGATGAGATTACAATGGCATTTAGAGGTTCTGAAAATGCAGGAAAATGCTTTATTGCTTTTTCTGATGACAAAGAACACGAACCAACTGTTTCACCAATACCTGCAGCAAACTCAGATTACTATGTACAACTAGAAACTAGAATAACATCTAGAATTTTATCAGCACATAGAATTACTTCACCTTTATTATTAGGTTTATACCATGAAGGTGGCACTGGTTTAGGAAGTAACAAAGACGAGATCGAAACAGCATACGCTCACTTTATCGCGACAGTTATCAAGCCAATACAAAAATCAATGTTAAAAACATTTGATAAAATTATGTACTACAGAGGTTATCCAGAAGTAGAATTGTATATTGAGCCTAATAAAATTGTTGAAGCAACTGAAAATACAATAGCACAAGAATAATGACAAACCCTAACGTTTTATTCGTATCAGAAGAGAAGTTAAAATCATTTACTTCAATTCACCAATCTGTATCACCTACAGACTTAACTCCTTATGTTTTGCAAGCACAAGACATTTACTTACAAAACTATTTAGGTGCAACATTCTACCAGCAATTACAAAATCAAGTAAAAGCTGGTACTTTATCTGCACCTAACAGATATATTTTAGACCAATTTATTGGTCCAATGCTTTGTAACTATGCATTTTACCATGCATTGCCATTCTTATCGTATAAAGTATTCAACAAATCTGTCTTAAAACCAGAATCTGAAACTGCACCATCTATTGAATTAGATGAGTTAAAGTTCTTACAAAACCAAGTAAGAGAAGTAGCAGAGAGTTATACTAAACAAATGCAAATTTATTTAAATAACAATCCTAATTTATATCCAGCGTGGACATCACCTAATACTTTAGATGGTATGACACCAGATAATAAAACACCTTATTTCTCAGGATTACAAACCAATAGTAAATTCTTTAATTATAAGAAATACAGAAACTATCCTTATGGTACTGGAACTGCACCAGCAGGGTGGGTTGGTGGAAATGGATCTGGTTACAATGGCGATCAACCGTGCTACGGATGTGGTGACTACCCCCTTAATTAATGAAACTATCTGGTGTTTGGTAGTATAATAGATAAATAAAATATTATGTATTACATTTATCATATACCAGGAATTAAAATAGGAGTTAGTACTAATCCTAAACAAAGAGTCCATAATCAAGGATATAATAGTTTTGAACTATTAGAACAACATGAAGATATTAACGTTGTATCTAAAAGAGAAAAAGAATTACAAAGACAGTATAATTATAGAGTAGATAGACCAGATTACGCAGATACAGTCGAACGATCTTATATAGCAGCCAAAAGTAAATCGATAGCTAAAGTAAATGCAGCTAAAGAAAATATTAAAAAAGCAACAGCGGCTGCAGTATTAGCAGGAGCACCATCAAAAGCTGGTAAAGTAAATGCAAGTAAAGAAAGAAAATGTCCATATTGTGGTAAAGAAGGTAAAGGACCAACAATGTATCGATATCATTATGAAAACTGTAAACAAAAATAAAACAAAAACACTTTCTCGTCCATATCCTAAAACAGAAAAGAACGAGAAATTATTAAAGGTTTATTTAAATAAACAAACCAGATAATTATGGCATTTAAAAAAGGACAATCAGGCAATCCCGATGGTAGACCGAAAGGTGTTACAAATGCTAGTACTGAGAGAGTAAAGCAATTTTATCTAGAACTATTAAATGGTAATCTAGATAATATTCAATTGTGGTTATCTCAAACTGCATCAGAAGATCCTGCCAGAGCATTAGACTTTTTATTAAAGTTATCACCTTTTGTGATACCAAAGAAAACGGAGACAGATCTAAACATAGAAAATCCGTTAAAGATTATTATCCCGCCTAAACAGGAAGACTAAAAAGTACTAAAAACTAAGGTCAATATATAATTATATTGGCCTTTTTTATTAAACAATACTTTCAACCTATTGGAATTCAATGACTATTTAAAGCAAGACTATAATGATTTGGTTAAAGCAGCAAATAAAATCACTGGTAATTCAGAACTATCTTATGATTTGTTGCATTATGCCATTGAAGAAATGTCATTTAAATCTAATATCCAGGATATTATAGATTCTGGTGGTGCAAGGTTCTATTGCGTTAGAATTATGATGACACAATGGCGCAGTAAAACAGGACCATTCTATAAACAATATATAAAGAGTGGAGAACAAATAGAACACCATGATATAGAAGAGAAGGAAGAAAAAGTCTTAGACATAAACAAAGTTAATAGCATCTTAGAAGAATTAACTTGGTATGACAGAGAATTATTCAAACTATATGCAGATGGTGAACACAACTATTCGTCCTTAGCGAAGGAAACAGGTATACCTAGAACTTCAATAGGACTTACTATAAATAGAGTTAAAAAATACATTAAACAAAACCTTTAAATTATGGCATTTATTTTATTACAAAATGGCAAACCATTAGGCCACGAAAACATCAAATGGAAATTCGTAAACAGAGATGGTATCTTTGAATCAAGACCAGAAAAGTTAGAACGTAACATTGCATTCTGGAGAAACAAATTAGGTATTACTGCAGAAGTAGAATACTTAAACGTAAAACAAGAAAACTATGATGAACCAACTATTATTGAACCTA